TGGCAGCAATGGCCCCTGCCACTTCCGGCCCATGCTCTGCAGTGTAGTCGATGCCCTTCTGGATCCACGGCAATGCCGCCTGCGCCGCATTGCCAATTCCAAGCAGCGCGGAGTGCAACATCGGCAGAATGCCATTGATGATGTTGGACAGATCTGGCAAGCTCTCGGTGATACCGTTTGCTATGTCGATCCACATGGATGTCAGTTCTTTCTTTGCCGGAAGGAACTGATTGCCCACATTGATAAGCAGGCGGTCTGTCGCATTACTTGCCATCTGGCTTACCGCTTTGCTGGTGTCCAGACGAACAAGCAATTCTTTCTCCATGCTGCCGCTGTATGCGCTGGTATCACCAGCCATAAGCAAGGCATTCTGGAACGCAGGCAAGTTGCCCACAATTTTTGAAACGCCCTCAATGGCCCACTGTCCAAACAGTGTCTTGATGGTCGCAGTCTGCTGGTACTTGTCCTGTTTCGAGATCGCCTCAAAGACTTTGTACAGAGTGCTTGCTGCACCATCTTCTCCGTTCGGCCCGGTGGACTGCATATCCTTTGCAATCTGCACAGGATCAAAACCGAGTTTGTTCCATGCGCCCACCTGCGCATCCGTTGCACTGTTGCCAAGGGTGATGTTTGTAAACACACGGTTCAGGCTTGTTCCAGCCTTTCCCTCATTAACGCCCATAGCCAGCATGGTGGCTGCCAGCGCAGAGGTCGTGTGCAGGTCAACGCCGGCTGTCTGGCCGACACCGCCGGACGTATTCACCACGCTGGCGATTTCCGCCGCCGTGGTAGCCATGTGGCCGCCCAGATAGTTGATGGAATCTGCAATGTCGATAATCTGGTTGTGGGTCTTACCAAAAGCGGTTTCCCACTTTGCCATATAATCGGCCGCAGACTTTGCATCAATGTCCCACGCGGCAGCTAGCCGGGCCGTATCGTACAGGTAGCTTTTTTCTCCGGTTTGCTGGTTATCCAGAAAGATTTGCTCATAGCTCTTACCGGACTGTCCCAGCGATGCGGCGATCTGCGCCATCTCGTCCCGTTTGATTGGGACCTGCGTGGTCATCTTGAGGATCGCGTCCTCCATGGTGGCACGCTTTTCCGGGTCAATGCTGCCGTCATCGTTCATGATGCCGCCAACATACTTGACTGCATCTGCCGCCTGGGCTTGGTATTCCTCTGCCATGGAGGTTGTCTTTTTAATCATGACAGCGGACGCAGTTGTCAGCGTCGCCATGATTCCAAGCCCAGTCTTTCCGATTACGCCCAGAGTGTTTGCTACCGTGCTGCCCAGCGACTTTGTTCCCGTCAGTGCGCTCGCCAGATCACCGGTCAGCCCCTTCGTCTGCTTTATTGCAGTTACAAGGGACGGGTCCACCTTGCCCATGATGCGGATGCTGAGGTCTAGTGCTCCATTTCCCGCCATACGTCTGCCACCTCGTTACACAGATCCACCAGCTCCCGCCGGGGCAGGTGCAGCAGATCCGTCATGTTGGAATGCGTGGCAATGGATAGCTGGATAGCTGCTTTCCGAAGTCCTTTTGCCCCGCCTTTTACTCGAAAAAATCAGAGTTTACGGCATCGCGCAGCTTGACCGCCTCGCACAGCGGCAGACCGGCAAAGAAGTCCACCGGGTAGCCGGTGCCCATGCTGGCGATGATGCAGCAGTACAGGTAGTTGCGATGCGTATTCACCGGTGCAAATCCGCCCGCAGCCATACGGTTTTCTGCCATGGATTCGCTCATAGTGTTCAGTTCGCCCACGCCGGACAGGTCGATGCTGTCAAAGGTCTTGCCCTTCAGTTCCGCCTTTTCGCTGCCCTCGTAGGTGTAGGGCGCTGCAAACTTCAGGGTGTGAGATTCCAGCTGCTTTTTCACTTCATCGGCGTTCTCGCTGTTATCCATGCCCTTGATAACCGCCGCCTGCACTTTCTTGATCTTGCCGCGGGGCATGAGCTTGAAGAACTCCACAGGCTTACCGGTGGCCTTAACGGCCATTTCCTGTGCAAAAGAAGTGGTCATTTCCATCACGGACATGGCCGCCAGCTCGTTGCCGATGTTTTTCTGAATGTCGATCATGTCCTGTACGGTCATCTTCTCCATGCCGGACAGATCCAGGCTGTCGTACTCCTTGCCCTCGAACTTATAAGGTTTATCGAACTTCACGATATTTTCCATTGCTGTTTCCTTTCCAAAAGACAGTCAGCCGCCCCACGCCGGGACGGCTGACTTCTTCATGTATCGGGTTTAGATAAGGGCGTTGATCTCGGCACGCATATCCTCGCCATCAACATAGTAGCGGCCCGCAAACTTGTCGATGTCGATAACGGTAGTGCCGTCAACCTCCATCAGGTAACGGGTGACTTCCAGCGTGGTGGTGCTGCCCATGGTGTCGGCACGCTTCAGCTTGCCGGGATCCAGCTCCTTGGGACGACCACCCAGGACGACGCGCAGGCCCTTGTAGGTGTAGCCGCCGTTCTTGTTGTCGTTCTGCATAGCAGCACGCAGGGTGATCTGGATGTTCTTGTTGGGGTTCATCATCTTGGTGGCGTAGCTGTACATGGTGTTCCAGTTCAGCGTTGCCTCCATGGATTCAAACTGACCGGGCACGGGAGAATCGACTTCGCCCGCAATGCCCATGCCGGACACGGAGGTGGTCTTGTTCTTGATCTTGGGCAGGGTGATTTCATCCGCCAGACCAATGAGCAGGTCATCTTCCGTGTACGCATTGTAGTCATTGATGACCTGGGGAACCAGGTCACTGGAAATATTCAGAGCCATAGGTCATTCCTCCTGCTTACAGAGACAGAGCCGAGGTCAGTGCGCCCGCCTCATACTCCATGGTGTTGTTGATCTGCTTAAAAGGCGGGAACGGCGTGCAGAACTGATAGAAGGAGTAGTGGCCTGCAACCAGTTCAGCGGTCGTGTTGCGGTCGGGGTCTGCCTTCATGCTGTAGCTGGCGCACACCTCGGTAGAGACATAGACACTGCCCTTCATGTTCTCGCTGTCGATGATGGACTGAAGGCGCTTCTTGTTCATGGGCTTATCCAGCTTGCTCATGTTGTCCAGAACAAAGCTGGTCCAGGAGTGGTTGAAGAAGCGGCGGACACAAAGGAAAGCGTCCTTCGGGTCTGTGTTTTTCGGATAGCAGCAGGTCTCATTGCCCCACACAACAAAGTCGCCGGAGCGGATGAAGGTCGCCACGCCCTGCTCATTCAGCACATTGCCCTGCTCCTGATCCATCAGGACTTCAGTGCCATCTTCCAGGCAGGCGGAGGAAATGGGTACGCTGACATTGGACGGGCTGGCATTGGGCGTGTCGTTGTACAGGCTGTCGTTGTAGACTGCCGCAGCAGCGGCCAGAGAGCTACCGCTGTAGATGGCGCTGCCGATCTTGCCGTACAGCCACAGGCCATATGCTTCACGAGAAGTTGCGCCCTGCTTGACCTTCTGGTTTGCCACGTCGGTGTACTTGCGTGCACCGGAAGCGGAACTGTCGATGTCAACAAAGCACACTGCATCGAAAACGCCATTGATCTTGCGGCACTTTGCCTGGAGCGCTGCGCACACCATGGGATCCTTGGAGAAGCGGGGTGCCAGCAGAATGCCGGGAACCATGCCCAGCTTGGGGAACACCTGTCTTACCACTTCCAGTCCGGTCTCTGCACCGGTGGCCGCATTCACGCCGCCTACGATGTCGGCAGCGGTGATTTTGGCCTGGTCCAGAATGGAGCCGGAAACAGTCAGGGTCGTTGCGCCGTCGCCTTTGCCGCCGTTGACCAGCGCAATGCTCACTGTGCCGTCGTCGTTGAAGCTGGCCGTATAGTCCTCGTCCGCCGTAAGTACGGTCTGCTCTTTCTTCACAACCAGCTTTTTCAGCAGGATACCGGTCTCGTCGATCTCTGCAATGCCATCATTCACCTGCACAGTCTTGTTGGACAGCTCGGTAATATGCTTTGCATTCGCAGGATCCAGGACGTTGACCACGACGATAGGGGAAATGCCCATCACCTGAAAACTGGCGCTCACCGCCTCACACAGGGTATACTTTGCAAAATCGTCGGAATAGCCCACTGCGGCGGCAGCTTCTTTGAAGGTATTCACCAGCATCGGCGTATTCACCGCTGCTTCCGGGTCATCCAGCATATTAACGGGGGCCGTACCCACAACGATCTGCAGGCCGGAGTTGACCGTTACCGGAGCGGTGACGCTGGTCGCTGCTTCGGTCTTGTTAAAGCCATGAGAAATAGCCATTTGTCATATCCTCCTTACTTCATCAGGTCGGTGGCCTTCTTGTAGAGAATGTTCTCTCTGGTGCCGTCCTGTTCGATCTTCACGCGCATTTCTGCGAGCTTGTCCAGCGGAACGATCAGCGCCTTCAGGAACGGCACCTGCTCCACTTTTTCTTTCAGCTTTTCGGGCAGGCCATCCACGAATACGGTGTACTGCGGGGCAATGCCCTTGACGGTCGGCCCGCAGTACGCCGCAGCGCCGGTGGTTTCCGTCACAGGCTGTGCTTCTTTCACAGCCTCGGTTTTCTTTTCGGTCTTTTCGATGCTCATATCAAAGCCTCCACTTCTTCGTTTTTCAGGGTGTTGGGCGTTTCGCAGATCAGGTTGACAATGCCCCAGTAGTAGAAGTCCATGTCATCATCCGAAAGATCCCATTTGCGTGGATATCCCACTTTGAAAGCCTCGCCAAACACAGGCTTCCGCTTGAAGTGCTGCATGATGGCTTCGATGATGTTTCCGGTGTCCTCATATCCCTGCCGGTCTGTTTTCGGGTCATAACAGCAGATGATAAGCTGCAAAAGGACCAATTGCGGATCCTTTTCGTTCACCACCTCGCCACTCGTTCTTGATACGATGATGCACGGGAAGTTGGATCTATTGGTATCCACATCGTCGTCATCATCGGTCGGGGACGGGATAAACTGCTTGAAGATCTTCAGCGGTTTTTCGCCTTCCTGCCCCGTGAACTTCATATCCCGGAACAGTTCCTTCAACTCGTCAATCATGGCCTGCTGGCACATTTCGCTGGTATAGCCTGTGATTTTTTCAGCCATATCAGATCACACCCTTTCGTTTTGCATTGGCGATCAGTTGCCGGACGCGCCGTTCCGTGTTCTGCTGCAGCATCTGCTCCACCGTCTGCTCCTGCATCTCCCACACGGTATGGTGCATCGCAGAGCCGGAAGGGCTGGACAGTGTTGCCAGCTTCTCGTTCGGTTTCCAACGTTTCTTTCCGCTCTCCGTGTAGTCCTTATCCGCAGGTATTCCGAGCTGACGCTGTACCATGCCGATATGCTTCGACTTGAACTGTACCAAGAAGCCCTTGCTCTTATCGCTTGTTCCGCCCAGAGCGATCATTGGACTGTCTTTCAGGACACGCGCCCGAAAAACGGGCGGCGCATTGCGAACAGACGGACCCATGAAGGGCTTTGTGGGGCTGGTTCTGAAATAGCCCAGGTCTGCCCGGAATGCACCGGGGTCGTTCTTCATAATAGCAAGGATAGCGGTAGGCCGCCGGTTGGTGGCCTTCTGGCGCTGGCGCAGATCTTCGATCATGCGTCTGCCTGCCGCGTTCAGGTCGTAACGTTTCTTCACTTCGGTCAGCATCAGCTTGCGCGTCTGCCGGGCCGTTGTGTTTACGGCCACCTTCAACGCCGCCGGGGTTTTGTTTCCCAGTACGCCAAGAGCGCGGGTCACTTCCGCGTCATTAACGGAGACCATCAGGTTGGAAGCGTCATAGTTGGTATGGAAGTATGCCAACTTACCTCACCCTTTCCAGTTCCATGCGATACATACCCGCTTTCAGGGAGCATGATTTGATGTTGTAGATCCGTTTCTTGTCCAAGGTGATCTGCTTGCCACTCTTCGGCATAGGGCCGTAGTCCTTCTGCTTCACAAAAAGCAGCAGGTCGGCCTTGTACATACCCTGGTCAAAGGATTGCTTTGCTCCGCCCTCCCAGTGCGCCGGACGTTCAAGTACGCCGGGGTGCTGCGTGATACAGAGCATCAGCTTATCATCTATGTACCGTTCTTCCGCAAACTCGTTTGAGTTGAAGATCACGTTCTGCACATCCTGCGCAACGCATTCTTTGAACGTAGGGAACGGTTTCGGAGTTTCCGGTGTGCCGTAGTTCTGGTCAACATCCAGCATATCCGCGCTCCTTCCCGTATCAGCAGACGGTAGCAACCAGCCAGCTATCCACCTTGTCGGGGATCAGCAGCGGGTGGGTCTGCAGTTCCAGGAAGCGGCGGTCAGGACGGTGTTCCACATAAGAACGCAGCAGGCGGGTGGTCTCTGCAGTGTGCCACACCTTGTCATCGTCCAGATAGGTGCACAGACCGTATGCGCGCATGAAGTTTGCGTTGCTGGGGATCATCAGCACCATATTATCCGGGATCAGAGGCTTTGTCTCTCCGGTTTCCTCATCCAGATACACTTCGTCATAGCCGTAGATGTCCACGCCGGGCAGATTCAGGTGGCCGTAGTAGTTCAGACCGCCTTCCAGCTCCTTGGGTGCCATAGCACCAATGTCGAACCGGCGCTTGTCCATCAGATCCAGAACATTGCTGTCGCTCATAAAGTTGTTTGCGGCCAGCTTGCCCATAATCACCATGTTTGCATTTGCAAAGCCGTTGCGGCTCACCTGCCGCTTCCATTCGCGCAGGTTGCCCATGGTATCGGCAGCAGACTTACCCCACTGCTTCGTGCCCTCCAGATTGATCTTGTTGGTGAAGCCAAAGTCGATGACTTCATCCACGCCCTTGCCCTTCACCTTCAGCTGACCGGTGGTAAGTACCTGGGCTGCCATCCACTCTTCGCGGCGAGTAGTCATGTCGTTCAGCTTGTTGTATTCCTCGGTCAGCTTTTCTGCTGCACGGTCAGCAGGGGTGCGGCCGGAGTAGATATCCTCACCGGGCAGGCGCTGCAGGAACATATCTGCGGTGGTGACAGTTGCCGGGTTGATAAGCGGCGGTGCATAGGACTTGGTCTCGTAGCCCTCGTTCTGCACGATCTCGCCACCGACCATGGGATGGACGAAAGCTGCCATCTTGCGGTTGCCCTTGACGATATCAATGTCAACGTTCTTAGTGGGGAACGTCTTAACCTTGGAGAAGAAACGATCGCGCAGGAAAGTGCAGATCGGGGGTGCGGTGCGCACAGCCTCGGCCAGATACCGCGGCTCATAAATGTTGATTTCGTTTGCCATTTTTGTTTCC